TTGTCAGACAGGCGAACCCAGTTGCCCTCCGCCGGTAAGGTGGTAAACAGCGAGGAGATCAAGAAAGCGGTGCGCACCCTGCGCAACAACAATGCCGAGCCCCTGGAGGGCGGCTATTATATCGGATTCTGTGATCCCGATGTAGCATACGACCTGCAGAACGACAGCCTGTGGCAGGATATCTCCAAGTACAATGGTGCAGAGAACATCATGAAGGGCGAGATCGGCCGTATCCATGGTGTCCGTTTCATTCTGACCACCATGTGTCCCACCGACACAAAGACCGCTACTGCGGGTACCCTGCATAAGACCCTTATCGTAGGCAAGGACGCTTACGGCGTGGTTGATGTGGATGGCTCCTCCAAGCCCGAAATCATCATCAAGCCCACTGGCTCCGCCGGTACCGAGGATCCCCTGAACCAGCGCGCGAGTGTCGGCTGGAAAGCGATGGCGGTTACTGTTCGCCTGCAGGAGCTGGCAATGGTCTGCATCCAGTCCATGGCTACCGCCTAACCAAATACAAGGGAGGGGGGTAACACCCCTCCCTTCTTTTACAGAAAGGATTTAATATGGCTAACATCAAAAAGGCTGACAATCCCGACATGATCGGAGAGATCGTAGAGAAAGAGACAGGCGAGGAACTCGCCAAGGGCAAGAAGGTACGCATCCGTCTGCCGAAGGACAAACTGAACAAAGAAGATGTCGTAGTGCCTGTGTGCATCAACGGCTACACCTATCAGATCAAGCGTGGCGAATGGGTAGATGTACCCGAAGAAGTCGCGCGCATCCTTGAAGAAGCAGGGTACATGGGGTGATTGAATGAACAAGAACGATGCCATTAACGGTGCGCTGCGGTGGATCGATGAGGCTACTGTAAATGGGTCGGCCGCAAGCAACGGGTTTATCGCAGACTACAGGGATAGAATGGAACACCTGCTGGACGGCGCTGTTGCGATGGTGGAATCGCAATTCCCGCTTATTAAGTCCGTCAGCATCGTTCAGAATGTTCCGAAGTGCTTGGGAGGGTCTCACTTTGAGATCAAAACCGTTTATCCGGGAGAAACATACAAGTTTGAAGACCCGGACATGAAGTGCTTTTCAATGGAGCTGTTCACCACAGGGAAACTGACGATTAACGATGGGCTGGAGATCGATTTCGAGGCGACAAAGCCAGACGGTTTCATGCGGCTTGCCGTCCCTGCAACGAAATCGGTTATTATGGAAAGCACGCAGCCGCTGATGGTGCGCAATGCTGGCTTTTATCCGTATGAACTTAGCCCAATACCGGAGCATATAGCATGGATACCATACGATCTTCCAAAGCAAATAAACGGACTGGTGAAAATTCTGTTCTCCGGAGACGGCGTTACATTCCGAGACTTCTCCGACTACAGGCGGTTGGACGAGTACAAGATTGCCGTACCATACCACTATATCGGACAGTTTGACGTTCAGTACAAGCACAGACATTCACTCCTTGCGGGAGCGCCCGGATCTACTGAAATAGAAATTGAAGAAAAGGCTGTACCGTTGGTACCACTGCGACTTGCGATAGATGCGACAAGCGGCATTGATGAAACGCTCCTGTTGAATCAGTATCTAACAGGTAGATTTGCTGAAATGGTTGGAGCGATGTCTGAAGAAGACATAGAAAAGCATCAGACCATTGAAGCTGTATTTGTTATGTAAGGAGGGAGAAGATGAAATTTTCCCCCATGCGCTTCCAAAGTACAAAAGCAATAGATACAAGCAGCATGGTTATCAACGACTTTTACGGCTGCGATTTTTCCAGTGGTGCTACAAACATTGACCCAAGACGAAGCCCGAACTGCAAGAACATGATACGATCCTCTCCGGGCAGGGTGAGAAAGCGTCTTGGTTTCTCGAAAACCGCAGAGTATGACGGAAGGATAAACGGAAGGTTTTCCCTTGACGGTGTAGACATTATCCACGCCGGTACCAAGCTGTACGCCGGCGCAGACCTCATCTCTTCCGAAATGAATGATGCTTTTTCCGTGGCAAAAAACTTTGACAAGGCATTGTATCTGTTGGACGGGAAGCACTATTACAAGGTCACGCATGAAGGAACCTTCAAAGTGGCAAATGTATCAGATACGGCATATGTGCCGAGGATCGTAATCAACAAGAATCCAGACGGAACGGGCGGCACGACCTATGAGGATATTAACCTTATGTCCGATAAATGGACGGAGAGCTTCTATGTAGGAGATAAGACCGCTTCTTCTACCACATTTCAGCTTTCTCTTGAAAACTTGGACAGCGCTCCTGTTACGGCGAAGATATTGCAAGCGGACGGATCCTTCATCGATAAGACAGAAAACACCGATTTCACCGTAGACCGCAAAAGCGGAAGCGTGACATTCACGGCAGCCCCAGGCAAGTCACCACTGGACGGCGCCGACAATGTATATATCACAGCATCAAAAGACCGCAGCGAAAGCAGAAGCCGTATTACAAACTGCGATACCTGCATCGTCTACGGAGAGACCGGGACGAGACTGTTTGTAACAGGCGACCCAAACTTCAAGAACCGTGACTTCTGGTCGGCACAGAACGATTTCTCGTACTTCTCAGATCTGTCCTACTCGATCTTGGGCGAGGACAGTGAACGCATCGTTGGATATTCCATTGTAGGCGATAGAATCGCAGCGCACAAAAGCGGAACCACAGGTGCAGTTTATGTGCGTACAGGCTCGACAGTAACCGACACAGACGAGTTGGGGAACCCTGTGGAGACCTTCGCTTTCAAAACCGGCAATGTCATAACCGGTCACGGCGCCATTGCAGCGCATAGCTTCGTCCCGACAGACAACGAGCCGCTGTTCTTATCCTCCACCGGCATCTTTGCACTGACTGCTTCCGATGTGACCGGCGAACGCTATGTGCAGAGCCGCAGTTTTTATATCAACCCGAAACTGCTTGCAGAAAGTGATGTTTCTAACGCCTACGCTTGCCTACACAAGGACTTTTACTTTATCGCAGCCGGTGATAGCTTGTATGTTCTCGACCTCTTACAGAAGCATTTTGAGCAGGGAGAGCCGTATTCCAATTACCAGTACGAATGCTTCTATTTGACCGGAATCCCCGCAAGGGTGATCTGGGACGATGACGGCGAGCTGTTTTTCGGCACAGCGGACGGCAAGGTGTGCAGATTCAATACCGATGAGACCGCACCTAATTCCTACAACGATACGATGGATGGGGAGACATACACGCCGGTACAATGCCAATGGGAAACTCCGGACATTGACGGAAAGACCTTTTATTCCAGCAAGCACTTCCGCTACCTTGCGTGTAGACTATCTGCATTTGTCCGCACCAGCGTAAACGCAGATGCGATGTGCGCAGGAAAATGGTTCTCTATCCTGACGGATTCCATTAGCGCCCGGTTCTTCTCGTGGGACAATATAGACTGGTCCAAGTGGACATGGAACAACGACACCACCCCAAAGGTGCTGGGCAGAAAACTGGATATGCGGAATCTTGATAAGATACGCTTCCGATTCTCCAACAGCAATGCAGAGCCGTTTGGCATTGAGAACATAGCAGTGGAGTATCGAGAGACAAGAAAGTACAGGGGGTAAATTATGTTTGAAAAAATAAAGGCGTCCGATGGCAATCCATATACCCCGGATGCAGTATTTACCGATAGCGAAGGTAATAGGGTTGGGGTAATCGGGCAGGCGACTACCCCGCCGCTTTCTGCAGGGGAAATGCAATATTCCGTAGAAGCCGTGCTTAGGGAAATTGCTATCCCCGCACACAACTCTCTTGTTGATGCGCTGAATAACTCCGGTGCAGCTGCTGACATGGGAGCAGAAGACTTCGAGAAAAAAGCCAGTACCGTGCAGGCGGAGATTGCAAAACGCATCATTTCAAGCGGAATCAAGTTCCTGCGGCTAAACACTCACAAGGAATTCGAGACGAGTGTGGACGGGAAGACATGGGAAGCTGTTGCACCCGCTGGGCACACCGTTATCGATGGGAATGGCGCCGCCATGACACAGCGGCGAAAAATCAAATTCGATGGTGCTACCGTAGAGGACGATGGAACGCAGACCGTTGTAAAGGGTCTGAAAGGTGACAAGCCTGTAAAGGGCGTTGACTACTTCACCCAAGAGGACATAGACGAGGTTGCAGAGGAAGCCGCCGGAATGGTTAAATTCCCGATTGCAACTGCGACTACCGCCGGGGTTGTAAAACCGTCCAATGACTTCGATGTTTCAGCCGATGGGACGCTGTCTCTTTATACCCCGCTTTCCCTTTTTACATCAGCCACCATTGACAACGATGAGATCGGAAGCGTTGCGGATCGAGTGTATATCCGGTGGGCAACCAATAAAACGCCAATCTATGTTATCGTGAACGGACAGCAGGTAGATCCTACAAGCAAAGGCATTTGGCTAACCGGGCTGTCCGTATCAAGTGATACAGAATTTCCTGTCACGGCTGCTGACAGCAGAGGCAGTGTGACAAGCAATGCAGTTGTTCGCTTCCACCGGTATATCTACTCCAAGACCGGCGCACCTGATGCCGCGCCGACAAAAGCGGCAGAATGCGTAAAACAGTCCGACATGGCGATCTTCGGATCCTCCGGCGCAACATTCAACTATTCTGCCGGAGACACCATTTGGCTGCTCACGACAAAGCAAGGTGCAAAGATTCAGACAAATGTGCTTGGTCAGTGGGCGGATGTCAATACCTACGGTGGGGACCCGGTGCAATTCACACAGGCGAACGGCGTAACGGCTACCTACTACGCCTACCGTACAGATGTGTTCACTGCCGCCGGTTCTGCCAAGTACAGGATACTTTAATGGGGGGTGAGGATATGGCTTTGACAATCAACACAAACATCAAAAATGATGCTGACGGATATTTGCTTGACGCAGAAGCCGTAAGAGTAAATGAGGACGGGACAATGCTTCCTGCGATGCTCGCGAAAATTACAGAGGTAGAAAGCGTTGACGCTCTTCCGGAAAACCCCAACCCTAATGTGCTGTATCTTATTAGGGAGGAAAGCTGATGATTTATCTCAACGGCGAAATTGGCGCAGTGTATCTGAACGGTCACTACCACAGCGAGGTATATTTGGGCGGCACATTGGTATGGAGCGGAGTAAAGAAAATCCCCGGAGAAGCAGGAAATAAAGTGGCGTTTGCAAATACCGCTTCCGGTGTCACGCTCCTGTTTGTTTCTGCGGCAGCGTCCGCTGCAACCAAGGTATCAAGCTACGCAAAACCGGAGATAACCGCGTTGTGCGACACAGACGCCTTTGGGGGCGTAACGGTCGACAATTCGGCTGGAGCAATTTCGGGAACTGCCGCAGATGGGGAAGCAAGTGATGCGTTTACAGTCAAAAGCACTATTAGCGGTATTGGCGTTGTTGTTAACAAACAGGAACGAAAAGAACACATTGAGATTACACAGCCCAGCCCAAACGGAACAGAAATAACCCTCAATCCGAATAATACCGGTGAGAAATTTAACCTGTTCCAATCTGTTCCTACCGGTCATGGCGTGGTGCTTAACCCTATTCTGTTCGCAGAGGGGCTTTCTCTTTCACTCCCTGTTCCACCGGGAACAGCAACAGTCGTCAACAAGATAACCGGTTCGGAAAGCGTTAAATTGGCTCAGCCGACTCCGACAGGCGATGATGTTCTGTTTGCAAATGGTACCTCTGCCAATTCTGCTTTCGTAAAAAACAGCGGAAAGGCAAGTATCGGTGACTGCGTTGGTGGGAAATCTGATGGTGCAGTTTCTGCTAAAAACTCTGCAATCCCAGAATTCTTATCTTCTGTACCAGCAAGTCAGATGTCCGCACTAAAAGCTGTATCTGACACGCAGCCACAGCAGATCGGACTTGTGGATATGCTTAGCATCTTAGGCATGAAAATGCTATGGAGAGCAGAAGCAGCAGCGATTATTCCTTGGGAATATCCTGTCCAAAATGGCGATGTTCTTTCCATTACCCAAGTTTATAGCGCTATTCAAAATGGCGAAACATTGGAGGTGACTTAATGGCAGACATCAAGTTAAAAGATATTGGCGGAGAAGAAAAGACATACAGCGGTATTAAGCACGTTAAGATACCAAGCAGCACAGGTGAACCGGTCGAATTTGACTTAGAAGCCACCGTGCAGGAAAAGTCCGTGGAGATTGTCCAAAACGGCACCACGGAAGTAATGCCCGATGCTGGTTACGATGGGTTGTCGAAAGTTACCATCACAACCAACGTCCCCAGCAGCGGCGGCGAAACCGAAGAGGTTACTGTTGCCCTTTCGATGGCTGACGGAAACCAAGTTATCGTGCCGTCTGCTGGCAAGTCTATTTCTAAAGCTACAATCACAAAACCGAGCACTTTTATTCCCGCTAACATCAAAAAAGATGTGGTTATCGGTGGGGTAACTGGTACGCTTGATAGTGGAGGCGGCGGAGTTGATATATCCGACTTTGGCGATGCTGCTGGTGAAGGTTGTGTAATTATATCGCCAGACCACTTATCGATAACAGTGTATGGAAAAAGAGGGACAACCGACCCGATTGGCATTGACAATAATCTTGCTTACTCCTTAAGTGATGATTTAACCCCATTGCAACCGAATGTCCTTTCAAAATTAAATTCATGGGCAGCTGAGCTGATGACAGCAGGAACCACGGCGAACAACAATTTCAATGCTATTTTTGGAACAGCTGATAAAGCATTGTTTATGAATGATGTAAGAGGCGATTGCGAAGTCCCGAAGTTTTTGGAAACAGACACCAAAGATTGGGCTGGGTTGCTCGGAGCACTTAGGAGAAGTCTATCCAACATATCTGATAATCAAGGCTCTTGGAAAAGTATTGGCTATGATGAGTATTGTGTCTCGTATAACAATACTGCCTCTGCATATCTTTCCGATAAAGTGAAATATCAATATTGTTGGGCAGTGCCATCTTCTACTACTGAGGGTGTCATTGTTGCATACAATGTAAAAAGCCCAACCACACAAATGCCTGTATACGAAAATGGAATGTATCAATGCGAAGCCAATAACACGGGCTTCATAGCATTAAATGCAAACATCGCTGGAAATACATCTGAACTCCTTTTATTTGTAGGCGCGATGAATTTTGGTGTACACATATATTCTCCTAATGCCCAAACTATCCCATCGGCATTTTGGGAGGCTATATTTGGACAAAGTGGAATCCCAGATGTACCAGTTCAAGCCGGGTGGGGAAGCCTCAATCCCAATGATTTTTCATATGCAGCAGAGACAGAGCAGGAACTGCAATCTATTATTTCCGCTAAAGATGGAATATTCGCAGAAGTTTTTTTGAGAGCTGACGATTACATTCGTTCTGCTTTACTCCCCATTACTGGAAACTCCTACTCCAATAATAATGCTCAAAGACTGGAACTTATATTCAATCTTGTAAAAGAAACAACCTAATCAGAACCATGTATCCATTACTTTCGTTCTGCGTAACAATTCACAATAAAAATTGGAGGTATTTACTATGATTAGCACCAATCTCGCAAACAACATTCTGAACGCATTCTATGGTCGCTTCGGTAGCGGTGGTACATCTCTTATTCCTACCAGCAACGCTTGCTACCTCGGCTTCTCGAATGCGGCGCCGACATTCAGTGAGGCAGGAGAGTGTACCGCTTTCCCTGAACCCGCAGCAAGCACTGGTTACAAGCGGCTGAAAGCCGAAATGGACGCAGCAGCAGCCGGATCCATCACCAATGGCAGTACGAACCTTACTTGGGACGCACCCAATGAAGGACAGTCTTTCGGCAAAGCAACGCATATCGGCTTGTTCTCTGCCGAAACCGGTAGTCTCCCTATCATGGTAATGGCACTGACTGAGGAAGTCACGCTTGGTCTGAAAAACACCCTTATCCTCTATAAGGGCAAGCTGACCACTTCTTTGACGGCGACTGATGTTACTACCGGCTGATTGCCGACCCAGCAGAATGACCATCTGCTCCGAAAAAGTACAGCCGTAGAAAGAGGTGATTTGAACGGATAATTTCCTTCCGAAAGATGTGCATGAGGAGTTTGCACGAAGAATGGAGGACGAGAACCGGCGGCAGAACCGCCGGATCGACAACCTCGAAAACAGCGTAAAAGCGTTTGGAGAAATTGCCAACAGCGTGAACCGCTTAGCGACCAACATGGAAACTATGACAACCGAATTAAGCCGACAGGGCGAACGCCTTGAAACGCTGGAAAGAAAGCCGGGGGATAGCTGGAATGCTGTCCTCCGATCTATTTTAACCGGAATCGGTGCGGCGATTGCGGTTGCCATCGTGGCAGCCATCGCAAACAACATCATTAAGTAAAAGGAGCATGAATATGAACGAATTTGTTACTTGGACGACCCTCGGAACCTATGCCGGTGCAGTAATGATGGTGACAATCATCACGCAGTTTTTGAAACAGACCCCTCTGCGGAACATCAATGCACAGCTTCTTTCTTACATCGTAGCGGTACTTATCCTGATCGGAGCGGAAGCGTTTAATGGCGCATCTGTAACGGTTCAGGGCGTTATTCTCTGCCTTTTGAATGCGGTTATTGTGGCTCTTGCTGCAAACGGCACTTATGATGCGGCTACTATGAAGAAGAAACAAGCAGAGTATGTCCATGAGGAGGAAGAAGATGCCTAAAGTGTATCTTTCCCCCGAACGCAGACCGGCTCCCCATGCCCCGTACTACGGGTTTCCCGGTGTATATGAGCATGATGTGTGTGTAGAGATCGGCGCTTATTGCGCCGATGCTCTCACTCGCTGCGGCTTTGATGTGATGGTAGCATCTCCCGAGAAGACAATGCAGGAACGGGTAGCGGAAAGCATTGAATGGAAATCCAACCTCCATATGCCGATCCATACCAACGCAAGTACGGCGACCTTAAAAGAGGGATCGGCACAAGGGCCGACCGTCCTGCGCTACGGCAAAGCCGGTGGCGTAAGCGACCGGGCCTGCCAGATGGTCTATCGCCGCCTAATGGAGATTTACCCCCGGAATACCCACCGGGGCGTGTACCAGAAAGACGAGTTTTACGAAATCGGCAGAACCCCGATGCTTTCCATCTATCCGGAGCTGGCTTTCCATGACAACGGACAGGACGCGATCTGGCTGGTGCAGAACAAGAAAGCCATAGGTGAGGCGCTGTGCAAGGGTGTATGTGACTGGTTTGGCGTGGCCTACAAGGAAGAAGAAAAGCCGCAGACCGACTATGACAAACTCGTTGCAGAGCTGGAGGAAATCAAAGAGAAGTACAGAACTGAACACGCATCTGCACAGGCATTGCGTGGGAGAATTTTATCCGCCATCGAACAGTACGACACGGCGGCGAAGGAGGGGTAATATGGCGATTAGAAGAAACATGACCATGGTGAATGACGGTGGCAGCACCAAAAAAGATCCTTACGCCGCAGCGAAAGAGCGAGGGCAAGCCCACCAGAAGTTAAGAGAGGAAAAGTCAAAGCGAGCTAACGAGGCTGGCGGCGTTCTTGGAATTTCCGGGGCGGACTTATCAAAAACATGGGGCGGATACAACGATAAACTCACCGCACTGGAGGACGCCGCCGCTGCCTATGGAAGCCGAAGCAAGACCCCATATTCCTACCAAGATGCGAGTGAAAGGAACCAGTATCTTGCCTCTCTGAAAGCCCAGCTCGATGCACAGACTGCTGCCTACGACCAGCTGCTTGCCTACAACCAGCAGATGTATGAAGCCCAGCAGAAACAGGCTGCCCAGCAGCGTGAGGATAACGCCCGGAAAGCCTACATCGCCAAAGAGATGGCGCTGAAGAACCTTCCAGGTCAGCTGGCTCGTGAGGGTATCAACGGCGGTTTGGCAGAAACCTCCTATGTCCGGCTGAACAACCGCTACAACCGCAGCCTTGCAGATGCGGACAACACCTATTCCGATGCGGTCAACCAAGCCTATCTGGACATGATACAGGCGAACCGGGAACCGCAGAGCGGTAAGATGAGCGCACAGGCGAGCTATTCCGCCGGGTTGGCAAAGGCACCCGGTATTAAGACTATAACCGGCTCAAAGGTAACCGACACAGGCGACATTAAGGCATTCGCACAGGCAATGGCAAAGTTAGGGTACACGAGCGAGCAGGCAGCCGATATTTGGAACCGCCGCTATGGATAAGGAGGGCAAAATGGGGAAGGTAACAGCCGAAGAAATGCAGGGTCTAATGTACGGAAACTCCAACAATACCTCACGTAGCGATGGCAGCTCTCCGAAAAAGGTTTCCGCAAGCGATATGGAAAACTTAATGGCCCCATACCGCTCGCAGGAGATTAAGCATACTGTTCTTTCTCCCGGCACGCAGCCTGCACAGGCTGCTCCTGCCGGGGCTTCTTCTCGTAATCAGAGCGATATCATGAAGGAACAGCTGGACGCTATCAAAGCGAGGCGTGACGATGCCCTCATCAAGGCTGGCGCATACCATCGTGCCGGAATGACGCAGGAGGAAGAAGAACAGCTCGGCATCGCAAACCGTATCTACACCGACTCTGTCAATGCGGAAACCAAGTATAAGACGCAGAAAAACATCGAAGCGACCGAAGACTACGACCCAAGCAAAAACAAATTTAAGGCAGGGACTGCTGCATTGGCTTCGCTGCAGGACTTTGGCCAGTCGTTCATGCAGGGCGCAGGTGTTCTCTCTCACTACATGGGCGGTGGTGAAGCGGCGTATCGGCAAGCCGGAACCAGCGCAAAGAACCTCATGGACAAGGGCGTTTCCCCGAAGGAGGCGCTTGAGGCTTCCGGAATGGCCAAGAAAGACGCTGCGCCGATAACAGATTCCAAGACTGTTGCCGAGCTAAAGCGGGAGAAGGACAGGGCGAGTGTAGGCACTCTCGAAGGCATCGGTCTCGATACTGTCGGAGCTGTTTCCGGCATGGCGATCCCTGCTGCTGCGACCGCAATTACCAAGATACCAGCGGCAGGACGGCAGCAGGGGAAGCGTTCAGAGCCTTGCCTAAGCGGTTGTAGGTGACGGAGCGCATAGCAGCATTACCACCGCCCAACACGCCACCAGCGAGAGCGCCGAGAAGCATATCGTAGCCGAAGTTGTCCATCTCATCGCTTTCTCCTGTGAGAGATTTCTCGATGGCGTAGTTGACGATGTCCTCTGCGCCCTCCTCAACGCCTTCGGAGATAGCATCACGCAACCACTTGCCGCCGGTAGAAGTAGCCAATGCATAAATGCCGGGGGCTTCGGACATCAGTTTTTTGGTTGCGGCTTGCCCCAGCTTTGTGCCGCCGAGGCTTCCGAACACACCGCCGATCTGCTCTGTGGTGTATGTTGCGGCTCCTGCGCCAAGGCCGAGTGCAAACGCGAGATCTCCGTTGCCGTACTTCTCGTATGCGTCTGCGTACTTGTGGCCGAGGCAGGTGCAGGAGGGCATGGAGAAAGGCGCAGGCACCGCACCTGCAATTTATGCGGCGGAAGTGCAAAAGAACCCCAGCAACCAGATGGTGGGTAGACTGTATGAAGCAAACCTCACCTATGATGCCGAGAGCGGCCTTTCCAAAATCCAGAACGATATTACCCAGGTCTCCATCAATGAGATCAAGGCGATGGTCTCCAAAGCGGATGCGCTGGCGCAGGCAGCCCAAAAGCTGAATGTGGAAGCTACTCCGCAAGCCGTAGCAACAGCTATTACCGATGCCCAGCGCACACAATCCATTAAAACAGCCGAGGACAGCGTAGGGCAGGCTTTTGCGCCAACAGTTGATAATCCTGCCAACGCAGGAGAGAAAGCCTACAACAGCGCCCTTGCCGGTGTAGCAGCTAACCAAGGCATAGCTGCTCGCATCAATAACGACCCTGCCGCAAGACAGGCATTCTCCCAGTTGACCGGCGTACAGTTCAGCGGAAACACAGCACAGGATATTGCCGCTATCGAAGTGGCTACGCAGAACATTGCAAAGTCCGGTAAACAGGCGATCTCCCAGGCGGAATATGCCCAGCGCGTCGCTGCTGCAGGAGAACAGGCTGCTGCCCAGTTCGATGCCGATATACAGGCGCAGGCGGAGCAGATGCAGCAGGAATCCCTTGATAGATGGCTTTCCGTTGAGCAAAACACCATTACCGATGTAGACGGCAAGCGCCGTATCAAGGAGATTACCAATACCGATGTGCGCGGCAATACAGAGATTGGCTATAAGAAAGCTGAAATTCCCGGCAGTAAAAAGAAAGCTGTTGCCGAGGTGAACAATGCAGCGAAATACCTTGGCAAGACTATCGTGTGGTTTGAGGGTGCGGTGCAGGTCAATGGGCAGTACCGACTGACCAATGGCTATCGCGCACCGGATGGCACCATTTATGTCAACATCAATTCCCGCGATCCGCTGATGGTTACTTTTGGGCATGAGATGTTTCACGACCTTGTAGCTGATAGCAAGTATTCCGGGCTGATTGATACGCTGGTAGAGAACCCCGACTATGCCGATATGGTAAAGGGCATGATGGATGCCAAAACCGAACTGTACGAGCGCAATGGAATTGAGCTTGACCCGAATGCAGCTGCGGAGGAAGTCGCTGCCGATATCAGCGGTGATCTTTTGGGCAGCCGGGATATGCTGGAGTACATCGGCGCAAGGAATACGGAAGCCGCCACCGGCATTAAAGGTTTCTTGAACCGTATCCTCAAAAAGCTAAAAGGAAAACCTTCCGCAGAGGAAGCTTACAACAGGCTGTCCGAATCGCAGAAGGCTTTGCTTGATGGGATGGAGGGTAAAGCAGAAACCGGCGTGAATGGGTCGGAGTCGTTTTCTCTGATCGATGTTGCTACTAACGGGATGGAGATATACGAAACAAGCCTTGCAACACAGCAGCTTTCGGAATCTCAAAAGAAAAAGCAGTATCTCGCCCTTATCAAAAACCAGTACAGAGGGAGAACGGCCCGGCTGGAAAGAAACGGCCATGTCGTTTATGTAAGACCCGACATTCAGGAAGCTGGGAAACCGATATATGGTGACCGGAGATCAACGGCCAATGGCGCAAAAGCGCTGCGCAACTCTCTGGCCGAGGGCGATGTATTTGACCTGCTGGAGAATGCAGAATACGACCGCAGTAGCAGGGACACGAAGAACCATAAAAATGCGGATTACTTCGATTACTATGTAAAAACGGTTCAGATCGATGGAAAAGTGTATGATCTTGTTGCCGATGTAAAAAGAGCATATGGCAATTCTGATGGTCTTTACTATACGCTGTATTTGGTTGACAACGCAACCAAAAAAGCTGTTGTCTCCCAAAGGCCTCAGACCCTCAGCTCTTCCGAACCGATTACTGCCTCTGAAATGGGGAGCAACAGCTTTTCTGCTGACATGGTACCACAATCCGATACCGCTGTCAATAACTATTCTATGCAGAATAGCGCAGAAGATGCAAGCGGGAAACATTCCCTTATGGATATCCCAGCAATGGATAGTGAGTATTCCGCAGCGGTAGAAAGCGGCAATATGCAGGAAGCTCAGCGGCTGGTGGATGAAGCGGCAAAGGAAAACGGCTATACTATCAAAGCGTTCCATGGGACGAGCAGAGGAGACCGCGTCGGGAATGTGTTCCTCCCAGAGCGTGCAACTTCCGGCCCAATGGCGTTCTTCACGGATAACAGAGAGGTTGCGGAGAGGTACAGCCGTGATAAGGCGGATACATCTTTGGCGTATGATCCTGATTTTGACCAGTATGAAACACAGTTCCGTATCAAGGCAGGAAAGCTCGATGTTCCACTTATCAAAGCATGGGGGTATCTGCCGTTTGATGCAAGAAACAGAATTACAAAGAAAGCCGGTCAAGTCCGCATGGACATGGATACGGGCGACATTATTGTAGACCAAAGCACAAATGAGGCAAACGGCGGTTTCCAGTGGCAGATAAAAGAGTTCAAGGGGAATACGCTTGCTGCGCTTAATGAACAGTGGCTTAACAGCGGAACTTTGTTCAACGAAGAAGGAACATATCTTGATGTTTTGAAAGCTGCTGGTGTGTTTGACGAATTCGCCAAAGTAAAAGGGATGGGAGAACCATACTTTAAGGATCCGAAATACCGAGAAGAAAAGGTTTATGATGTTTTTCTCGGCATAAGAAATCCTTTTGATGTTGTGCAGGATGTGAACAATGAATTTATAGATGCGTTTGAAGAATGGTATACGGAACAGGATCAGAGCATCTATGATAGAGAGACTGCCGATGCGGATATGTGGGACAAAAACAGTATCACGGCAGAAGAGTTTGCGGATCGCATGAGAGAAGATGTTGCAAATGGTACTACGATGTCTTGGACATCTATCCCGGACAGCATGACAGACTATCTTAAATCTTTAGGATACGATGGCATCAAGGATGTGGGCGGAAAGTATAGCGGGTCAGATCACACTGTATGGATTCCGTTCTCTTCCGAGCAGGTGAAATCCGCAGAGCCAATTGTTCGTGATGACGCTGGCAATGTGATCCCCCTCTCCGAGCGTTTCAATAACTCAAACAACGACATCCGCTACTCCCTCATGGAAGATGCCCAGTACATGGCCGACATTGACAGGGTTGTTTCCGAAGCAACCGAGAAAGCAAACGATGAGCTGAAGGCTGCACAAGCCGAGGTGAAGAACATCCGTCAGCAGCTTGCTGACTATCGCCAGCAGGCAACTGCGGAAGCGAAGAATACGGCTGCCTGGAAAGATGGAGAAGCGAAACTGATTGCTGACCTTTCCGAAGCGCAGAGCAAAGAGAAAAAGGCAAGAGCCCTTGCGTCTTACATGGATGAGTACAATGCGATCTCCGAAAGATACCGTGGCGAAGTACGAGCGACAGACACCGAAGCCCTTACACAGTACAATGAAAAGCTGTCTACCCTTCGCAGCGGTTTCCGTGGAGAGATGGAGAAACTCGCCATTGAGCAAGGCGCATTTAAGCGTGGTGAAAAAGCAGCAAGGGATATTTATGTTCCCACCAGCGTAAATGGGCAAAAGGTTACCCGCGGCACTCGGACGATTCTTGAAGCGAGTCAAACCCCAGACTCCATGCTGGAGGAGCACGCAAAAGAAATCCTTGCAGGAGCAAGAGGGTACGAGGTAATCAGCGACAAAAAGGCGCAGGAATATGCCGAGCGAATTATCGATAAAGAGGGATACGACAAGGCGGATGAGCTGTTTACCAATGCGGTGAACGGAGATCAGGTGCTTGACAAGAAAACGCTTGTTCTCGGTGAATACCTCTATATGGAGGCTGCAAAAGCTGGCGATGTAAAGAACGCCATGCGTTATGCTGCAGATGTTGCTGCAGCCGCCACTAGGGCCGGACAAGTCGTGCAGGCGATGCGGGTTTTGAAGAAAGCAACGCCTACCGGAAAGCTGTATTATCTCAACCGCATGGTGGACACGATGAATAAGAACATTGTGGACAATGGCGGTGACCCGATTCAGATTGATGAGGGGCTTGCCAGAAAGCTGCTTGAAGCCGAGAACATCAAAGACCCGAAAGAGCAGGGGAAAGCAGTTGACGAAACGATCGATGAGATCGAACAGAACATTGCAGACCAAATCCCGGCAACAGCATGGGACAAGTGGAATGCATGGCGTTATCTCTCGATGCTCGGCAATATCCGCACGCAGGTTCGAAATGTTGTAGGCAATGCAGCTTTTATGCCTTTGGTTGCAACAAAGAACCTCCTTGCCGCTGGGATGGAAAAAGCATTCATCCGAAATGGTGTCCGTACAAAGTCATCTTTCTTTACAAAAACCAATGTCGGAAAACGGCTGATGGAGTTTGGCAAAAAAGACTTTGACACTGTTGTGGACGAAATCCAAGGCGGAGGAAAGTACAACCAGTCGAGCAGCATAGAGGAAAAGCGAACCATCTTCAAATCAAAAGCAATTGAAGGCTGGCGAAAGCTGACCAATAAGGCGATGGACAAAGGCGATGAGATTTTCAGCAAACACCACTATGCAAGAGCGCTTGCTGGTTATTTGTATGCCAACCACTTGGACTACGACAAGATCACCCGGAATACTCCGCAGGCGCAGGAATTGTTGAATAAGGCAAGAGCCTACGCCATCTTGGAAGCACAGAAGGCAACATTCCGAGACGCAAACCAGTTTGCATCCTTTATCAACAAAACCAAGCGCAACCTTTTGAAAAAGGCACAAACAGCGGAGACAAAAGGCGCAAAGGCCGGTTGGTATGTCGGAACAGCCGTTGCAGAAGGAATTATGCCGTTTACGAAGACCCCTATCGACATTCTTGCAAGAGGTGCTGAATACAGCCCAATTGGTCTTATCAAGGGCATAAAGGAAGCGGTCTACGATGTCAAGAAAGGCAACAAGACCGCAGCAGAGGCGATAGATACTCTTTCTTCCGGCCTTACCGGGACAGGGATATTCGCTCTTGGCTATTTCCTGCAATCGCTGGGGCTTCTTGCAGGCGCCCTTGACGATGACAAAGAATCCAAGTACAAGAAAGACAGAGGAGCGCAGGGCTTTGCCCTTCACATCGGCGACAAGTACTATACGATTGACTGGCTGGCCCCTTTCTCCTTGCCTCTCTTTACTGGCGCTGCAGTTGCCGAAACAGTGGAAAACGGCGATGAAGTCTCCTTCGCAACTCTGGCGGATGTGTTTTCCACAATATCGGAACCCATGCTGGAGATGTCCATGCTGCAAGGCGTCAACTCTGCGCTGTCCAATGGTCAGTACAGTTCCGATTCGAAGATCGTATCGTTCATGACGAACCAAATTACTGGTTATTTGTCGCAGGCAAACCCGACGATCCTTGGACAGATTGCTCGTGCGGTAGATGATACCAGCCGGAACGCATATTACTATGACCCAAATTACAAGGGTTTTGTGCAGACGGGAAAGGTATTTGGCGACAAGCAGATTGCCAAAGTTCCCTTTGCTTCTAAGGCCCTTACTTCTCGCGTTGATTTGTGGGGCAACAAACAGGAGAACACCGGCGGCAGTTTCTTTGGCCGGTTGGCGTACAATATGCTCTCTCCCGGTTACTACTCTGAGGAAAGCAGCGATCCTGTTGATGTTGCACTGACCACGTTGTACGAGGAAACAGAGGATACGGCTGTTCTCCCCTCAAAGCCCAGCAAGACCGTGACGAACAATAAAACAGATTACAAGATGAACGCAAAACAGTATGAAGAATATTGCATCGTCAAAGGGCAGACAGCACACAAGGAGATTCAGGCTTTCATAAACAGTGCGGAGTATAAGAAGATGTCGAATGAGGACAGGGTAGATGTCCTTGAGCATCTGTATAAATACTCCACATACAGAGCGCAGAAGAATCTCCTTGGAGATAAGTATGTTGCATCCAGCACATATAGCCGCTGTGTTAAAGCGGAGGCATATGCCAAGGGCGGCAACCCGGTGTATAAATACTTCCTCAAGGGCTAAAAGCAACTATACCCCCTCCGTAACTGGAGGGGGTATTTTACTGTGCCATTACTGTGCCACATATACGCAAAAATACCGCAAGAAACAGCAAGATTTGCATAGACTAAAAATGCTGAAAACCCGTATGAACAAAGGAAAAACCCGCATTTCTGCGGGTTTATGATATGGTGGACCCGAAGGGATTCGAACCATAAAAAAGCCAAGCAATCAATAGGGGTTCCGTGTTTACTGTGCCATTTCTGTGCCATTGATTTTTTCCGCAGCAGATTGCAGCGCAGCCTTTCGAATATGTGTGTAGTTTTCCGTGACGATATAAGAGGAATGCCCCATCAGCTCTGTCATGACTTCTCGTGGTATGCCAAGCTCCGAGCCTTTGGTGGCGTAGTAGTGCCGGAGCTGGTGGAAGGTGACCGCCGGTTTGAATCTGTTTTTCCCTCCTGCACCTTTTATCCATTCGCCCATGTCGTGAGCCTTGCAGAACCGATCCCACCCTGCATCAACGAGATGCTCGTGCAGGGGCTTCCCATCCGTGGAGAAGATATAATCGTTCGGCTTGCCGGGCTTCAGTTTTTCCTTCACGCACAGCGGGAGGATGACCAGCCGTACCCCGGCGGATGTTTTCGGCTCCTTGATGTAAGGGTTATCGCTGATGAAGTACACACTCTTGGAAACGGAGATGATGTTTTCCTCCGTATCGATGTCCCTGTACTGGAGAGCCAGCGCCTCGCCTTTTCGCAGACCAGTGTTTAGTAGGAAGTACGCCAGCCATGAGTACAGGCTTTCGTCCCAGTATTGTCTGATTACTTCGGCGTACTGCTCTGCGGCCTCCTTGCGCTTCACCGGCTTCTTCCCAGTCGGCTTATACTTGATGGATGCTGGGTTTGTGGCGATCTCATTATTCATGACTGCGAGATCGAGCGTTTGCGAAATCATGCTCAAGTGGTTTTTGATTGTCTTCTGCGAATAGGTGGTGGCCATCTTGGAGAGGAACAGGGAGATGCTATACGGTGTGATATCCCCGACAGGCATATCCCCAAAGTATTCAACGCACCGTTTCAGCGCAGGCTTATAGCTTCGCAGGGTGTTATAGGCAAGCTCGTCCCAAGACCGTTCCAATTCTTCCGCGTACTTCTTGAACAGAGCTGTTGTTTCGCTTTTTGAATCAACTGAATATGCTGCGATTTTCTGGATTACTTCCCTTTCCGTTTTGGCACGAAACGCTATTCTTTTGCCGTCTATCGTGACCTTCTTCTCGTACAGGCCGTCCTTTCTGCGGTACATCGTCTGCTTTGGCGGCTTTTTTGCGTTCAAACCGCACCAAGGGCAGTACAGCCAATCTTCCTGCAATTCCTTTTTGCACTTCTTACAGAGCATTCTCGTATACCTCCAGTTATATATAGCGGTATGAACCGAAACCTTTATCCGTACTTTCTGGTTATTTCTCTGGTTTCATCAAGGCTTTCTTGGTAGCTTCGTTCGAAGTCCGCGGCCGTTAGATACTTCCTGTATCCAAGCAGTCGATTAACCTCTCCATAAAGTTTATCAATTCGATCGTTCAAGTCATCGATGATCTCGTTTTGCATTTTTATTTCACCTGATTGCGCTTTCATCTTTGTTTCTCCTGCAGTGATGGTGCTTTGAAGGTCTGAAATATCGCTGCGAGCTTCAGAAAGCTGGGTGGCTTGCCATACGCACAAAACGCCGAGAGCAAGGCACAGAGCGGCAAGCGAATATGTAATGATAGGTTTTTTATTCTTTTTGTGCCCTGCAGTTGACTGCTTTTCGTTTGCCTGCGGTTCTTCTTTCGATTGCTTTGCTTTGCTCTCTTGCTTATCTGACCCTATCTTTACCGGTATAACCTTTACTTTTCTGGTTTCAATTCCATGTTGTGGTTTCTCCTCAACTCTCTCCTCCAAGGCATTCAATTCGGCCTCTGCCTCTGCGATGTCTACCGTGAGCTTTTCGCTCGTACTCTTCATTTCAGCTTCACTTATTATGCCGGATTCACAATAGTTTTTTAGTTTCCCTTGCATCACGACCAAGTCATGCAATTTCCGTCTCGCATCTTCGACTGCCTTCACCTTTGCTTCTTTCTCTCGTTGCTCGTTTCTTTGTACTTTTTTCTCATCGAGATCTGCTACAAACTTTACCTTGCTTTTGGCTGTAATGCTGATGATCTTACAAACAGAAAAGATAATTGAAAGCCCGGCGAATGCCGCCATCCCCACAATCATGTCATATACGGTTCCGCTCTCTGCGACAAACGCTGCGAGACAAAAGCAAACGACAAGCCAAACGGCTGAAAGCCCAATCAACTTCAAGTTTCCCCTTACAGTCTTTGCTGTTATGATCCCTACAGAACCTCTCTTGTACTCTTGATTGTTCTCATCTTTCTTTTCATTGTCCAACATTGTCTTCCCCTCCTGTTATTAACCGCCCTCGTTGCCGGGGGCGGTATTTTACTTATCACCATTACCAATGTGTTTCTCAACCGCTCCGGCGAGCGCAAACACACCTATAATAGACAGCGTTACGAACACTCCTGTCGAAATCCCATTGTCTTGCTCGTCCTTGCTTTTCTTTTTGGGTGGCGGTGCCTTTACAGCACTTCCGCTACCATTACCGCTCCCGTTGCTCCCGCTGGTGCTGCCCGATTTATCGACATAATTATACGGGCACACACCGCCATCGTGCTGATGAGCGGGGTACCCGTGGTGGTAGTGATATTCGCCTGTGGAGTGATCGATGTGGCCACCATTTTTATCGGTACCGCCGCTGTGCGCTACCGCCGGTATGCATAGCAGTATAAGCAGCAATACAAAGATTGCGACCCTTTTGCGCACTTATGCCATCTCCTCATAACACCATTCGCAATATAGCTTTCCTGTATTATCATCGCAGTATGCGATATCATCGGCGTAATACCATTCACCGCACCCGTCACAGCAGAAAAGTGCATCGTATCGGCAGTTCTCACAAACATTGAGTTCTTCATCGACCACATAGACAGACGAATCCGCCTCATTCTCTCCGCAGATATCGCATGCATTTGCATCCTCTAAAAGAGATAAACAGGATGAGGATAAGATGAAGAATAGGATACTAGCGAGAATTGTGCCGCAAACATCAGCTCCATTACCTCTCAAATTTTGGCCATCTCCTCTATCAGTCCTTTCTATCGGACACGCTGTGGCGTACGATTATATTTGGAAAGAACCTCTGTTCTTAATCCCGAATTAAACCGTAGTTAGGGTTATTTGCATCGATCAGGACGAGATATAAAATCATCATCGCCAGCAGGACAAAAATAACTGCGAAAAGCGTATTGGACAGCTTCCGGCGCTGGCGCACCTGCTCTTTCAGCATCTCTATCATTTCTTCGCTGCTCTGGCTGTCGGCTTTGTTATAGACTTCCCGAACAAAATATTTATCGAGAGATATGTGCAGCGCTTGACATATGGAAGCAACGAGAAAAAGGCTCGGATTTTTGGTCGGCTCTGAAAGCAGCCGGGAGATTGTCCTTTCGACTGCCCCGGCGTTATCGGCCAAATCCTTGTGGGTCATTCCCTGCTCCTGCCGTTTTGTGGCTACCTCCAATAAAAAGTTATCCCAATTCCTTTCTTCGTCTGAATTCACAAACTCATCTCCTGTTTTTTGTTACCGGACACTTTTGCCCGAAAAACATGACAGTTTTTGCGCCGAAACCGCAACATTTGTCAGTACATATTGGCAATGCAATTTGTTACAATTGAATTGTACCAAATACATGCTGAATTTGGAAGGATTTTTATTTTACAATAATCGACAAAAGAGGAGGAGAACCAATGGATTGGAACACGGCGTTAGAGCAGCTTATTTTACAAATGACACCTGAACAATGCGAAAGAGCTATTTCTCTAATAGCAGCGAAATGGCCTTATATACTTTCTCGGCTTCCTCCGGCGAAAGAGTCCGGGAAAGCTCCATAAGTTTTTTATTGGCAGGATGCAGCTCACCTTCGGTGGGCTGTTTTTCTTTGCCCAAAAGCTCGTCAACGGTGATGCCGAAGTAATCCGACATCTTTGTCAGCACATCAACCGTCGGGACTGTGTTAGGGTTTGCTTTCCATTTAGAAACCAAAGACTTGCTGAACCCTGCATCAATAGCCGCTTTTGACGGCGCTACATTCTTCCTCTTACAGAGGTTAATAAAGTTATCGTAAAACATTCCTAAAAATCACCCCTGCTATTTGTGCATAACGCAGAAGTTCACGCTATTCAACGAAACAGGCTTGACAGGTTGAATACAAAGAACTACAATAGGGGCATAAGGTTGAACGGCGTGAACATTTGCAACTTCTATTTTCCCCAAATTTAGAATACCACAAAGGTTCTCATTTTTCAACCAAAACATAACGGAAGGAGGAAATTTTGGATGCCTGCACAATGGACAGGTGAACTGGTAGGCAAAATGCACATTTACAGTGTTTCCTGCCGAGAACTTGCCGACAGAATCGGATGCTCAAATAAGTGGTTGAGCATGGTCATCAACGGCCACAGAAACCCGAAGAACGCCGAGCGGCGCTTCATGGCTGCACTGGACGAGCTTATCAAGGAAAAGGAGGAGGAGGGATAATGCCAAGAGAAAAGGAGAGCTACCGGGACAACCTCGAAGCAATCATGACGAGGTTTCCGGGCAAAGAGGTACTCACATTAAGTGATGTACTGCAGTACACAGGGATGGGCTACCGACAACTGATGAGCAGCGACATTCCGTTAAAGAGAACAAGCAAACGAGGCAACTACTTCATTTCGGCAGCAAGCTTCGCCAGATGGTTAAGTTAAGGAGGAACAACATGGAAGCAACAACCAACACCTTTATCCGGTGGTTTAACTCGGACGAGATCGTACCCAGCAAGGACGGGCATTACCTGTGCCAGACAAATCCGGGAAGATACGCCACCCTGCCATTCAGCACCAAGCATCAGGTGTTCAATGTCAGCGAAGATAATGTGGATTGCGCTATCGAAGTCCAGTGGTGGGCATTCCTTCCGGAGCTTCCGCAGAAAGAAACGGAAGATGAAGAATAAGGCAGCCGTAGCCCTCTATCATTTCCTCATCACCGCCATGATTGCCGCATTTGTTGCACTGACGATCTTTGCAGGGACACCACATGGTCTGACCTATGATGATCGGCAGCGCATCGGCGGAGGAGATGCAGGAGAGACGGACGGAGCATCAGAGTATGTCGGCGGGAGGATCTACCCGCCGGAAACAGGAGGAATGACATGAACAGGAAGAAGAAAGCGGAGATCATCGAGTGGGTCAAGGAGGGGTTGACCGTCCTTCTGGCATTTGTGACCATGATCGGCTGGCTGATTATCTTTATGGGGGTGGCACCCCAATGACGCAGAACGAGCGAATCAAGGCCATTCGGGAAGCATTCCCCGGATACAATAAGCCTTTGGACAGCATGTGCAAGAAACCGGGGTATTACGGAATTCGGCGGACTGCCGAAGCGGAAGCGCTGATATCGGACAAGCCCGGCAGGAAGCGGGAAGCGAACTACAAGCTGTCCGTCCGTATCCCGCTTGAATTCGTAGACATGGCAGAGTTTCGGCAACAGCTTATCGAAATGGGCTATTGCAACTTCACGGCATGGGTGCTGCGCTGTATCCGCCGCCAGCAGGAGGAATACAAGCATAGAAAAGCCCCCACCGGCTCCGCGAAAGCCAATGAGGGCAAAGGTAAATTAACCACCACAAATATACAGGATTAAAGGAGGAATGTCAAGTGCTCGTATACAAAGGAACAGATAAGGACATGAAGTGCCGAGGCTTTCAATTTGAACTCGGCAAGGAATATGAAGAAGCAGAAGCAAAGCTTTGCCAAAAAGGATTTCACGGGTGCGAGTACCCGCTGGATGTGTTCGCGCATTACGCCCCTGCTGACAGCCGCTTTTTCGTGGCAGACCTTGACGGTGTAACGGATGAAGTGGAAAGCGAAGATACCAAGCGGGTTGGCACGAAAATCAAGCTCCGGGCGGAAATCGGCATTCCGGGTCTCGTGAAAGCTGCGGTTGAGTACATAAAGGAAAAAGCCGAGAGCTGCGACAACCAGACCGGCGACCAGAGCGCTGCTACCAACACCGGCTACCAGAGCGCTGCTACCAACACCGGCAACCGGAGCGCAGCTACCGTAGAGGGCAAAGAGTCTGTTGCTGTCGTGACCGGTCGAGAGAGCAAGGCGTCCGGCGCACTTGGCTGCTGGCTTGTTCTCACTGAAAGGGACGTCTGGAATGGTGAAACCTATCCTATTAAAGAGGTACGCGCTGTAAAGGTAGACGGCGAGACCATAAAGGCTGGTGTTTTTTACAAGCTGAAAAGCGGAGAGGTCGTGGAAGCATGATGGGCTACTGCGTCCCAGACCGTCAAATCCCACAGTGGGTCGACCACTACGACCCCGACGAACACAAAATCGGCACCTGCGCAGGCTGCGGCGGGGATATCTACGATGACGAGAGCTACTACGATATCGACGGCGAGAAAGTCCACGAGGACTGCATTGACCGATGGGCGGAGCAATACAGAGTTAGGAGGGCATAACATGATCAAATTCAGACCGCTGCGAGCGGACGAGGTTGACTTGCGGGTTGACCGCTATACATCGAGAGGGGCTGTGCTCCTCTGCTATAAGGACGCACGATGCGACATGCGCATTCTGGACGAGACGGTGGGCGCCGAAAACTGGCAGCGGGAGCATTACGAGTGCAAGGGAAACCTTTTCTGCCGGGTGGGAATTCGAATTGACCCACAGCATGACGAATGGGCATGGAAAGCTGACTGCGGAGCCGAAAGCTACACCGAAAAGGAAAAGGGCGAAAGCTCCGACAGTTTTAAGCGTGCCTGCTTTAACTGGGGTATCGGTCGTGAACTCTACACCAAAATCAACATTGTTGTCCCGATGAAAACCCAAAAGAACGCCAACGGCAAATATGAGCCTGCTGACAGCAATGACAAGTGGGCACGGTTCACGGTAGCGGAGATGGAAGTACACGGAGAACAGATTACATATCTGACGGTTGTAGACAAAAACGGCAGCACCGTATTTAGCTATGGTCAGCCCGGCGAGCCTGTTGAGGACATCACTGCCACCTGCGACCGCTGCGGAAGAAATATCACTCCGATCATGAAAAAGGACGGCTCCATATGGCCTGTCCGTGAGATTGTCCCCTACACGGAGAAAATGTTCGGACGCCACTTGTGCGGGCCGTGCATGAAAGCCGCAAAGGAGGCCGAAAAGAATGGAGCTTGACCTGTGGATTGAACTGCAACAGAAATCGGCACAGCTTAATACATCCGTTAAGACCTTGCGAAATTCGGGAAGCGAGTATGCTGCAGCGGAGCGGGACTATAAAGTCCTTCTCCGCACCGAGTGCTTAAAGCTGAAAGACGAAGGTGTTGCCATCGGCCTGATCGACAAGACCTGCTATGGGATACCGAGCGTGGCAGAAGCAAGGTTTAAGCGAGATGTTGCCGAAGCAGTCTACAAGGCGAACTTGGAGGCCATCAACAGCCTTAAACTGCAAATCAGGATCATCGATAACCAAATCGGCAGAGAATGGGGACAGGCTGGGAGGTGTGACGGTTGAAAAACGAATGGGGAGCAGATCTTGACAGAAACGGATACGCTCCGAGCATCGTACAGGCCGATACCTCCCGATGCTTCCTGTGCCAGCGCTCCGGCGTAAAGCTCGACCGGCACGAAATCTTCGGCAACGCCATGAGATCCAAAAGCAAGCGCATGGGGCTTTGGGTTGCGCTGTGCCACGATCCTTGCCATCTGACCCATGCACACGGCTGTGCAGAGGTGACGGATTGGCTACACCGGCTGGGCGAGCAAGCCTGCATCGATAATTACGATTTCACGATCCCGATGTTCCGGGAGGAATTTTACGCTAACTATTTGGAGGAGACAGAATGCTGAACAAAGCGATCCTTACAGGGCGGCTGACGAAAGCCCCCGAGCTGAAACAGACCCAGAACGGCAAGAGCGTATGCGGCTTTACCATCGCTGTAGACCGAAGCCGTGACCGAGAAAAGACTGATTTTATCCCCATCGTAGCATGGGGGAAAACCGCAGAATTCATCAGCCAATGGTTTGGAAAAGGAGATCTCATTACCATCGCCGGACGCATCGAAGTCCGCAACTACGAGGACAAGAACGGCAATAAGCGCACCGCCACAGAAATCATCGCAGAGGAAGCCTTTTTCGGCGGAAGCAAGAACAACGGCAAGACCGAGGGAAAGCCCGCAGAGAGCGAGCAGGGCGGTTTTGAAGAAGTTGAGGACGACCCGAACGACCTCCCTTTCTGACGGGAGGTGAGGAGGAATGGCAAAGGAATACTTCTGCGCGTACCACAGTTATCTGAAGTCTATACGAAACCTATCTGACGCAGAGTGCGGGAGGCTCTTTAAGGCGCTGCTTCAATACAGTGCTGGAGAGCAGCTTATCAATCTTCAGGGCAGAGAAGGAATCGCTTTTGACTTTATCTGCGAGCAAATCGACAGAGATAACGAAAAGTACGCCGAAAGATGTAAGACTAATCGGGAAAACGGAGCAAGAGCAAACGCTACCGAATGCCCCCAATCGGTACCGAACGGTACCGAACGCCCCCGAACGGTACCGAACGCCCCCCAAGGAAAAGGAAAAGGAAAAGGAGAAAGAAATACTTCCTCCGGAAGTAATCCCCCCCTTACCCCCCCAAGGGGTCATGCGGAGGTATCGGCAGAATTGTCGGAAAGCTGGAATGGCTTTTGCGAGATGCGAAAGAAGATCAAGAAGCCCCTCACTGATCGGGCGGCAAAGATGATCCTGAACGAGTTGGAGCGGCTTGCGCCGGGAGACGACACGACAAAGGGCCTGATCCTTGACCAGAGCGTTAAGCATTGTTGGCAAGATGTCTACAAGCTCAAATCTGTTGAGGCTCAGACAGAGGATAAGCCGAGCTTTGACCTTGAAGAAGCCGAGCGGTTGATGGACGGAAACGCAACGATGCGGTAGACGATGGAGGAGAATTCATGAAACATTTGGGGGATATCTGCAAGATAAACGGAGCAGAGATCGAACCTGTTGACTGTATCACAGGCGGCAGCCCGTGTCAGGATCTTTCCATCGCAGGGAAGCGAGCAGGGCTTGCTGGAGAAAGAAGCGGGCTTTTCATGGAACAGGTCCGAATCGTAAAGGAGATGAGAGAGCGTGACAGGAGAAATGGCAGAGCAGATAACATGGTCAGACCTCGGTTTCTCGTTTGGGAAAACGTGGTCGGAGCCTTTAGCAGCAACAAAGGAAAAGACTTCGCAGCCGTGCTGGAAAAAATTGCGCGTATCGCAGAACCAGGATTTTCTCTATCTGGACTGCCGGAAAAGTGGAAGTGGACAAAAGCAGGAGCCATCGACGGTGATGGGTGGTCTATCGCTTGGCGAACTCATGATGCTCAATACTGGGGAGTCCCCCAACGCCGCCGTAGAATCTCGGTTGTCGCAGATTTTGGAGGACAATCCGCAGGAGAAATACTATTTGAGCGCAAAAGCGTGTCGAGGCATCCTGCGGAGAGCAGAGAGGCGGGGGAAGGATTTGCCGAAGCTGCTGAAGCAGGTGCTTCTTATGCAGTCCGCATCAGGGGGGGCTGTGACGGAGGAGGAAAAGGCGCGTTAGTGCAGACGGAGAAAAGTGGAACGCTGGGCACGGGCAACAATCAGACGATTTTCTGCCTGCAAGGCAACGGTATCGACAGAGCCGACACCGCAGGATGCAATGGGAAAGGATGGCGGGAAGATGCGTGCTATACGTTGAACACCATAGATCGTCCTGCTGTGGTTGCACCGGCGGTGGCGCTGGACATGACACACGCCTGCGACGTCATCCGCGAGTGCGGGGAGCAAGTCCCGGCATTGCAGGCGAGGATGGGAACAGGTGGAAACCAAGTGCCGCTGACATACCAGATGAACGGGTTTGGCGATTATCGCGCCGCCGAGGTTGCAAGTAGCTGCAAACAACGGGACTTTAAGGACAGCACAGACTTGGTGTGCAGTTCCGTAGATTTCCGCAATTTCCGAGAGGGCGGAGAGGTAAACGGCACGCTTCAAGCAAAAGAAAGCGGCGGGCAGAGCCTTAACCTGAACAACACAGTCCGGCAGCACATGGTGGCGCGCCGTCTGACCCCGATGGAGTGCGAACGGCTGCAAGGATTCCCTGACGGATGGACAGATATTGGAGATTGGGTCAAAACAGATAAACGCGGGCGCGAAATAAAGGTGAAAGGAAGTGCGGACAGCCCACGGTACAAGGCACTGGGAAACTCCATCGCCCTGCCCTTTTGGGACTGGATGCTGCGGCGTATGTCGTGGTATCTGCCGGAGGGGGCGACGCTGGGAAGCTTGTTCGACGGCATCGCAGGGTTCCCGCTGATTTGGGAACGGATACACGGCAAAGGTATGGCGCGGTGGGCAAGCGAAATCGAGCAATTCCCGATGGCAGTAACGAAGTTAAGGTTCCCGGAGGAAGCATGAAAATCACGATCCCCGAAATTCCGCCATCGCTGAACAAGTACGCAGGACGGCTGAACGGCTGGGAGTACCGAGCAGAAAAGCAGAGATGGATTGGCCTGATGCGAGCTTACTGCAAAAAGCAAAAGCCTATGGACAAGGCCATAGTGACCATCACCTACTACTTTCCGACACGCCACCGGCACGACCCCGATAACTACAACGGAAAGATGCTGATGGACGGTCTGACCGACCGAGGCGTGATCGCAGACGACAGCTTTGACCATGTAGAACTGCGGTTAAGGGGAGAGTACGACAGACAGAATCCGAGGACGGAAATAACAATCGAGGAGGTCAGACCGTGACAGAAGACGAGAAAAAACCGCACATGACATTAGCGGAGGAAGCAGAATTTGCGGAAAGATGGCTGCGCATCACCACAGCCATCAAAAATACCGCAGGAAAGCGAAAGGAGAAAAAGGAGGTAAAGTACGATGCCATCGAGTAAAAGCTGTTTGAAAAGCGAAAACGGCTGTTTTAACAAGGAGCGCATGGGATTGGTGAAACAGCTTGTCGCAGACGGCAATACAAATGCGGAAATTGCAGATGTCCTTGATACAAGCGTCAGAACCGTGGCGGACATGCTGTACAGATGGGGAATTAAACGAGACAAACAGAGACCGTGCAAGATGTGCGGGAAGCCGGTCAACAGCTCCCACCCGAAAACGGTTTACTGTGAGCAATGCAGGAAAAAGGCGGCGAGCGAATACGCAAAACGGAGCGCAAGGAAGTATCCGACAAAAAAGACATGCGAATACTGCGGAAAAGAGTTTCTCGGAAGAGCGACAGCAAAGTATTGCTCGACCCCGTGCTATCGAAAAGCGGTTGCCTCCGGAAAGCACAAGAAGCCGCAGAGCTGGCTAAAGCGAAGATCCGGAAAGATCGACATCGAAATACGCATCTGCGGAAAGGTCTCCGAGCGCAGGGAAAATGTAGACTACTACGATGCACGGGAGATCTGGCACAAGGGCTGGCTCGGACAGGGATATGCTGCGATGATAACAGTAGACGGAATTTTGCTTGAAACAATTCCGCAGATAACAAAATTCTTTGGATTTGGGAGGGAGGAAGTATGAAGAACTGGATAGCTGTAATTACCATAATTGCCTGCTGCGCAATCCTGTTTTGGACGATGGGGCAGTTACAGATCGAGGCACAAATGGCGGTGGCACAGGCGGAAGTGACCGCCGAAGAAGCCGCGAAGCGGGAACAAGCCGCCTACTACAAAGGCTGGCAGGACGGAAAGCAATATTATCTTGAGAATTTTGGAGGGATAAACTGATGGAACCTGTAATTAATCCTTTGGCGTTTTACCTGATTGATGGTGCCAGCGGTTTGAAGTGGGCAGCGCTTATTTTTGGCATTATAATCGGACTTATTTTGCTTGGCTACGGTGCATTGTCTTTTGATGAAGCGGACAGCGAGGAAGAAGAAAAATCTGCAAAAAAGAAAATGAAAAAAGGAACAACTATTTTCATCATCGGTATGGTGCTTTTCTTAATCGTGCCATCTTCGGAAACGGTGATGAAGATGGTCATAGCCAAAAATGTGACATATGATGCCGTAGACGCTGCAAAAGATGTGGTTATCCAAGTCTACAACGACATTTTGGCACTGTTCCAAAAATAAAAGGAGGTAGAGCAATGAAAGGGATTGTAATCACAACAGAGAACGAGATGCGGGTGCAGGAGTTTTCCAAGCCTACATACAAGAGCCTCGAAGATGCTGTAGGAGGATATTTTGAGGTTGTCCGCCCGGTGCGGCTGAAGCGCCCATACTGCATGATAGTCAACGAAGAAGGGATGCTTAACCTCCCGATAAACTCCTTCGGCAGTTTCCTTTACGGGATGGACTATCATGGGAATCCGATTTTAGGGGATATCGTGTTGTTAAAGGAAGGCATCGACAGCGATGGGGAGCGTGACATATTAGGGCTTAACGGACAGGATATTAAGTACCTGTGCGATATGGTTTCCAGCGGAAAGGGCGCCAAAGATGGTATGTGGAAACCGGAGGTAGAGTGATGGAACGACTGACATTTGAGGGGAACTTCTGCGACATTGCGCAATGCCGGGAACTGCCGTGCCTGTATAATGGCGCGTGCTCCCAGCGTAAAGTGTGGGAGCGGCTGAAAGCCTACGAGAACACGGGGCTGACGCCGAAAGAGGCTAAACGAATGTCTAATATCCTGATGGATGTTGGAATTGATTACAATTGCAGTTGGGAATATGTGAAAAACTGGCTGCTGGATGACCGCCTGCGGGAGCTGGCCGAGGCCGACAAGGACGAGCGCGTGGTAGTGCTGCCGTGCAAGCCCGGTGATACGGTGTATTCGATATTTGGTGCAGAGGTTATAGAAAAGACCGTTGGCCGCGTCATCATAAACGGATATACCACCCCTCGCATTTGGGTTGACCTGGACTGCTCATTCCTGTCGTCTGTGACAAAGCGATGGGATTTGGGCATTGGGAAGGATTTTTTTCTGACCCGAGAGGATGCGGAGAAGGCACTGGAGGCGATGAAGGGTGGCTGAATTGAAACGCTGCCCTGAGTGCGGTGGAGCTGCAACCGTTATCCATATGTACGATACATACGATATAGCAGATTTTGGGTGGACTGCCGGTTGTGGGAGATATAGGGTTGGTGATGGCATCCACGCAAAGGATATGAAAGTGTCTGGGCTGCCCAGCAAAGAAAAAGCAATCGAAGCATGGAACGGGAGGGCTGACAATGGCTGACTGTAAAGCTTGGCTGGTCCGGGAAAAGAACGAATTTGCGGCAACTGTGGTTTTCGCGGAAACAAGGGGCAAGGCAAAATCTATAGCTATGCATACCGAAACGTGTGAAGATGTTGATTTTGTGGACATTGATGTGTGCAGACTGAAATATGCCGATAAGTATTACAAGCCGGGCAAGCGAGAACTTGATTGGTATAATTCCGCCGATAGAATTGCAATGGTAAAGGATTGCGGTTTCACCTGCATTCCAGATGCTCGCTGTGCGGAGGAATGCGCCGATTGCCCAGCAAAAGAGTTTTGCGACGATTTCATTGAAATGGAGGGTTATGATGGCTAAATACATAGACCTGGAAGCGCTGGAGAAAGCAATGACAATAGCAGCGGCAAACGGGAAAGACAAAGACCGCCGAACATGGGCTAAAGCAATCTGCGTATTGCATGATATGCCAACGGCAGATGTTGCGCCGGTGGTGCATGGGCGGTGGGAGTGGTTTGATGAAGAAACAGGAACACCACTAACAGGGTATGAAAGGGAATGGGGCTGGCGTTGTTCTCATTGTAATCATGAACTGCCAGATGATTACGATGATCCTGATTATCGCCCGATGCTAGACTATTGTTTTAATTGCGGTGCGAAGATGGACGGAGGTGAAGAAAATGGGTGAATATGTACTTAAAGAGCATGTCAAGGATGTGCTTGCGCTGTATGACTGCCGAGATCGTGATTTAATAAAAGCTATAAATGAAATGCCCATCGCCAATGTGCAGCTCGTTGCTATGAAGCCTATTGAACATGGACATTGGGTATCGTTGACCGATTGCGCCAATGCGGGGGTGTATTGTTCTGTTTGCCACAAGAATGTATGGAGAGAGGATTACTCCATGTGCAACCGAAAGAACAAAGTGCGTTCCAATTTCTGCCCACATTGCGGAGCGACTATGGACGAAAAGGGGGCTGTCTATGATTAAGCCATACATCAAAAATGAAACTGCAGTGGATATTATCTGTAGTATCTGCGACAGGGTGTATCCGGGCATGGGCTGTGAGCCTGCCGATTGTGAGTGGATGAAGATGCTGGCGGAGGAAGCTGTTGATGCGGTACCTGTGGTCAGATGCAAAGACTGCAAATATTTCGACTCCGACGATAACTGGTTGGACAGATGGGAATATTGCAAGAAAAACTGCATCGATGTCTCGGAGGATTGGTTTTGCAAATCCGGAATGAGGGAGGACAAAGAAAATGAAAAGTGAAGACATTACGAAGCTGCCCTATGCTCCATGGCTCGAAGATACAATTAGAGAGATGACCGAACATGAGGTCCAGTCAATCTGCATAGCTGTAAAGGTCGATGGGTGCGCAATGCTGACGGGGTACTGGAATGCGGACACACAAGACAAAGCGATGTCCGCCGCCGCAATACAAAACGATATAGTATCTGATATCGTGGAGCAAACCGCAGACGCCATTAAACGGGAGATGGAGGAGGGAGATGCATGATAGACTACAAGAAGATCTGTAAGTGGGAGCTTGGAAGGTATTACGAAAAGCTGCTTGCCATCGACAGTCTGCAGGACGAGATCGATACGCTGACTGCCAGAATGGAGGGCATCAGGTCGCCCAAAATGGATGCAACGCCTGTACAGGGCGGCAGCTCGACCGCAGAGGAGCGCATCATCAACTCCATCTGCAACAAGGACAACCTAACCGTCAACCATGAGCTGGTCAAGTGGCAAGTGCGCCAGATGGAGAGAGGGCTTTCTGTTCTTACCGACCAGCAGCGCAGGATCCTTGAGGTTGCTGTTATGCGTAGAGAGTACAACGCCGTCGACAGATTGTGTGACGAGCTGCACATCAGCCGGGCGGAGCTGTACCGCAGAGAAGATGAAGCGCTCCGGAGATATACTATATGCCGATACGGCGTGACGGAGCTGTAAAACATGAGACAAATCTGAGACAAACAGATCGGAAATCCATGCTATACTTATAGTGTGGTCAAACACACATTCTCTCCTTTTCACAACCTCCTTGTTTTTAAAACTTTCCCCGCAGTTTTGGCTTCGGCATTTTACATGGGGACACAAAAAGAGCAAGCATTACTGCCTGCTCTTTTTAATTTCCTGAAAAATCAAGGTCTCGATCATGGAACTTAGTGAGCGGTGCTCCTTTTCCGCCAACTCTACGAGGGCGGCCTTTGTCTCGGGTGTAACGCGCACATGGATAGTTTCCTGCTTTGCCATGTAGACACCTCCTTAACCGATTCTCTGCCAAACGCCGGGGACGAACTTCTCGCCGTCATAGAACATTTCGACACCGTACAGGTAACCTTCGTCGTCTTTGTAAATGGCACAGTCTCCATCATAGAGGCTGTCGTGCAGATCGTCCACTTTCCGACTGGTGTGGTCGGCGGATTTCAGCTCTTCGGATACACCGAAGCCTACGGGGGTGCCATCTTCTTCGAAAAGGAATTTCATGCCGCTTTCCTTTACGGCAAAATCGCGGTTATCTACCAAGTGAAGTTTCATGCTGCTTTCCTCCTATTGTTTCGATTTGGGCTATCGCCCTCTCACTGTCTATATTGTATCACATTGTGGCTCATAATGCAACACATTGTAGCACAAAAATATGAACAAATATTAGCCGATAAACATAGCAATTCGCACAAATGAGTCGATGGTAGCCCGGCATAGGAAACACCGGGAGGGATAGGGCGGGAAGAAAACGAAGGGAGGTGCCGATAATGGCCAGTGGTAACACAGATAAGAGCAACGGGAACCTTCGCCCGTGGAAAAAAGGGCAGAGCGGGAACCCGAGCGGGAGAAAGAAGATCCCGGAAGATGCCAAAGCAATGCTGAAGGCGGCTACTCCTGCTGCAGTTAAGCTGCTGATAGATACGCTGAACAATCCGGAGGAAAAGACTGAGACGAGGGTAAGATGCGCTGAAACAGTCCTTGACCGGGTATACGGCAAGGCCAATCAGCCGATTGACTTGGGCGGCGAGATCCCAAAAATTGAAATCGTGCTGGGAGATGGCAAGGAGTATGCAAAATGACGATCAATTTAGGCACACCAAATCCAAAGCAGGAGCAGTTTTTGCTGTCGGAAAAGCGAAGAGTATGCTACGGCGGTGCCAGGGGCGGCGGCAAGAGCTGGGTGGTGCGGGCAAAGGCCACCATGCTTGCCGTTAATTATGCCGGAATCAAGATACTGATCCTGCGCCGGACATACGGCGACCTGTGGAGAAACCATGTGTTGGAGCTGCGAAAGGTACTGGAACCCGATATAGCAACCTATCGGGACTCGGAAAAGGCGATGATATTTCCAAACGGCAGTCGTATCTGGTTTGGATACTGCGCCGCCGAGGCTGATGTATTGCAGTATCAGGGTCAAGAGTACGACATCATGTTTTTGGACGAGGCGACACAGTTCACCGAGTTTATGTACAATAACCTTGTGGCCAGTAACCGTGGAGCAAACGACTTCCCACATCGGATGTATTTGACCTGCAACCCCGGCGGAGTCGGCCATGCGTGGGTTAAGCGTCTGTTTATCGACCGGGACTACACGGCAGCGGAAAATCCCGATGACTACGAGTTTATCCCGGCAAAGGTATACGACAATACGGTTTTGGTGGACAAGGACCCAGAATATGTGCGGATGCTGGAAACGCTGCCGGAGGATATGCGGCGAGCATGGCTGGACGGCGACTGGAATGTGTTTGCAGGGCAGTATTTTGCCGAGTGGCGTGACGACATCCATGTGATAGACCCAATCGGGATACCAGACTGGTGGAGACGCTACTTTGCGATGGACTATGGCCTTGATATGTTGGCCGGATACTGGATCGCCATTGACGGAGATGGAAACGGCTATGTGTACCGAGAGGTGTACGAGTCAGGGCTGATCGCCTCCGATGCCGCCATGCGTATCAAGGAGGCCAACGGAGACGATAAGATCGAGCAATGGCTTGCGCCGCCCGACCTGTGGAACAGGCGTAATGATACAGGCCGCAGCGTGGCGGATATATTTGTGGAGCAGGGCATCCCGCTGGTCAAGGTGGACAACGACCGTATCAACGGCTGGCAGGATGTGCATGAGTGGCTCAAGCCGAGGGACAGCAGAGATATCATAACCGGAGACAAGACAAGGATCGCTGGGCTGCGGTTTTTCCGCAACTGTAAGCAGGTCATTAGATGCCTGCCGATGGTCCAGTACGATGACAACAAGCCAAATGATGTAGCAAAGGACCCGCACGAGCTGACCCACGCACCGGACGCCATCAGGTATTTCTGCAGCGGAAGACCGTATGCGGGGCAGCAACCGGTTACAAAGTACGAGCTGCCGCCGGAGCTGCGACAGCCAGAGGAGCAAGGAGGATATCAGGTATGGTAAGGCGATGGCTTAAACGATTGATCCTGTGGGCATTAGGGGACGACCCAAAGGCGCAGGAACAATATGCGACAAAGATATTCAACGAGTGGCTTAACGGCCCGGAGGATTGATATGAGTGATGTAACTCTGTGGACGCTATACCGAGAGGGTGTAGCGTACCAAAACAAGATGGGCTTTAGCACCAAATTCCCGACCTTTGTTCGGTTTAAGGAGGGTGACCAGTGGCCACAAGCTACCGAGCGCACAAAAAACCTGCCGAGGCCCGTCCTTAACATCGTTGAGATGATAGTGCGCAGTAAGCGTTCGAGCGTGCTTGACCAGCCCGTTAGCATCGTCTACAGGCAAGGCAGCGCAACAGGCAATGAGATCCTTGACCAAATGCATCAGGACGCCGCCGAGAACTGCACCGAATATGCCCGCACGATATGGGACAGGGCAGACATGGACAAGCTGTGCAACGAGGCGTGTGACGATGCTGCGACCAATGGCACGGGCATCTGGCATTTTTACTGGGACAGCAGCGTGAAAGGCGACAAATTCGTTGGAGAGCTTCGAGGGGAAACCGTTGATGCTCTTAACTTCTTTGTGGCAAATCCGCAGCTTCGAGATGTGCAGAAGCAGGACTATCTCATCATCGCCCAGCGGCTCAAACTTGGCGCTGTGCGCAAGATGGCTAAGGAAAGGGGGCTTCCTGCGGAAAAGGTAGCAAACATCTGCCCCGATGAATTTGAGGACGCAAGCACCTATCAGGCAGAGCGTATCGAGCTGGACGGCAAGGAAAACGAAAAGGTCACGGTGCTGACCAAGTATTACCGAAAGAACGGCGAGGTCGTATTTGACAAAGCGACCAGAAGCGTGGAGATATGCAAAGCAGTACCGCTTACCCCGCAGGGCAGTCCAACCCGCATCAAGCTGTATCCTGTTGCGGCGCTCAACTGGAAGCTGCGGAAAGCCTGCTTCTACGGCATCGGCGAGATCGAGGGGCTTATCCCCAACCAAAAGCTCATCAACTTTATGTACGGAATGCAGGCGCTGGCAATCCAGCAGATGGGCTTTCCGAAGATCGTGGCAAAGCCCGGTGCAATCAGACAGCCGCTGACCAACGAGCCGGGGGAAATCGTCACAGACTACTCCAACGGCGGGATATCGTACCTGCAGCCTCCGGCGTTTTCGTCTGCTGCTACGCAGGTCAGCAACGACATGATCGATCTGACCCGTGTAGTGACCGGCACGACCGAGGTAACGACCGGTGAGTCCTTGGGTGCAAACATGGCTGCATCCGCAATCATCGCTTTGCAGAATCAAGCGCAGACCCCTGTCAACGAGATCCAGCGCAGATACTGGCACGCAGTTAAGGAGATCGGTCGCATTTGGATGGAGTTTTTCAAGACCTACTGCTCCGACAAGCGGGAAATCGTCATTGAGATGGGGGACGAGGTATCCGGCAGAGCGTTTACAGGTACTGACTATGCGATGTACGACTTTGACCTGCAGGTAGATGTAGGCGCTTCCTCCGAGTATTCTGCGGTGCTGGCACAGGCGACCTTGGACAAGATGCTTGACCGAGGGGACATTTCCATCGACCAGTACATCGAGCTTTCCGACCCGAATGTAGCGCCGTTCAAGGAGAAGTTCAAGCGAATGCGGGAAGCCCAGCCGCAAGCGGTGGGTATGCTTGGCGTTCCAGAGGAAGAAGTAAACGGCGTACAGAGCGTTTCCGGCATTGGCGGAGTTCCGCTGCCGGATGTGCCGAAGGCCCCGACCGTCATGGACAAGTTCACAGGAGGTGGCAACAATGCTGTGCCCAAACTGTAAAGCCGAAATGAGAATCACCGGCAAATACCTTACATTCACCGGGGATACCTCCCCAAACACAGAGACAAAAGCGTTTATCAAGCTGCAGCTGGAGTGCAAGAACCCCAAATGCACCAACAGGACACCGACCTATGTGACCAACCCCTTGGAGGGATAACCAATTTTTAAGTGGCTGCTAAACGGAACAAACCGAACCTCGCCACAGAAAGGAATTTATGGACGAAGAAATCATGACTGCTGCAAATGAAGATATCGAAGAAGATATCGACTCCTCTCCCGCAGTAGAGGAAACCGAGCCTGTCGAGCAGGAAGAACCTGCGGTACAGGAAGAACCGACCGAGACACAGCGTGTGTCACGGAGAATCAAAGAAGCATCCCAAAAGAGCGTGGACGACTTTATCCGCAGCATGGGCCTGACCAATCATTATGACAATGACAGACCCATCACCACAAAGGCGGAGTACGAAGCATTTGTTGCGATGCAGCGGCTGGACGAGGACGGCCAAACCGACCCCGTATCAGCTTACCGAAATCAATCCTTGGAAGCGGAGATTACCCGCTTGCGGAGCAATGAGCGCATGAGAGAGCTGGAGGCTGACCCTGTAAGAGGGCAGACATTCACGAAGCTCAAAGACCAAGTGGTTGAATTGATGGACTACTGCACCCAGCAGGGGACGCCCTGCAGCGTGGATGCAGCGTTCAACACAATTTTGGCGAACAGCTATTTTGACCTCGCCAACGATGCTGCAAACAAGGCAAAGGAAGACACGCTCCGAAGAATCAACAACAACGCACAAGCATCTCCCGGAGCATTGACGGGCGAAAGCCCCGAAACCGAAACCGACTACATGAAGATGTCGGACAAAGACTTTGAAAAGCTGTATCAAGCTGCACTCCGGGGGGAATTAAAAAATTAAGGAGTGTATAAAACTATGGCAACTACTACCCAGACTTACGGTAATCTTACCGCTGAACAGAAAACCTTTTACGACCGCACCCTGCTGTCCCGGCTGCTGCCCAATCTGACCTTCCTCAAGTACGGTCAGAAGCGCCCCATGCCGAAGAACGAGGGTGACACTATCAACTTCCGCCGCTTCAACTCCCTTGATGTACCTGCGGCATCCCTGACCGAGGGCGTAACCCCTGACGGAGACAACCTGTCCATCACCGCTGTGACCGCTACTGTGGCGCAGGAGGGCAACTGGGTTCGATGATGTTCTCTGCACCATTGTACTTGGAGAT